ACCTTCACGAGCACCTAAAATCCAATAAACTTTTTCTTCAGGATGTTCTTTAGCGTAATTTAAAATTGATTTAACAGGGGCTACAGATGGTTCTATAGTAACTTTATCTGAAAGATATTTTTTGTAGATATTCCAAATGGTTAAGGATTCTTCTTGGGTAATACCATCTCTAACTCCTCCACCAACAAAAATAATTGCTTCATCTATATCAGGTAATTCTTGTAATGTTTTTTCAACAACATTAAAATGACCTTTGGTGGGTGGTTTAAAACCACCACCATAAATGGCTACTGTTTTTGTGTAGTCTTCCTCAAATAATATCTCTAAGATAGAATCTATCATTTAAGACTTTTAACTTTTTCGGCTGCTTCTTTTCTTTTTGCTTCAATATCTTTCTTCATGGCACGGAATTCTTCTACAGCGGCTTCCATTTCCTGAAGTTGTTTTTCGTATTCCATTAAAGATGCAGTGGCGTGACGATTGGCTTCTGATTTGTTTTTGTAAACACCTTTTACCTCTTCCATTTTTACTTCATCGAATACAGTAGCTTCATATACCATATCTTCTTTGGTCATACCTTTTTTAGGTTTTTTAACTACAAAGAATTTTCCTACTTCATCTACTACAGATGGTTCTTCTTTAACAACTTTTTTGTTGTCTTTTTCTTCGATTTCGTTAAGTAAATCTATTAATTTTTTCATTTGTTTATAAAGTTAGTGATTTTTTGTTGTGCTGATTCTAAAGTATCAAACTCAGGTTGTGTATTAAGAGTTTGTTTTATGTCTGAATAGATTTGTTGTGTTTCTGCTTTGGATTTTGCTATTTCCTCAGGTGATTTTTCTTTACCTATTTTTCCTAAAGGTTTAATAAAAGTTTGGTAAATGTATTCTTCATCAAAGTTTTTATTAGCATCATCAGGATCTAAATTCAATAATACAAAATCGGCTCCAAAAGCTTGTTTATATGTGTCTATATTTTTATTTACATCGCGCCAAGAACGAAGCACGATACTTGGTAATAATGATCTGTCTCGCTTCATATTACGCTCTAGTGAGGTTATAGGCGAAACATAAGTCATTATCATAAATGTAGTATAACCTAAATCCTCTAATTGTTGTTTTTTCTTAAGTAATGTTTTAGGAGAACCTCCTACACTATCAATTATAAGATTTTTAGCATTTTTAAGAGCATCTTGATATTTTGTATCAGTTGCTTTTCTTGCTTTACCCATTAACTCACCTGCTGTTTTTAATTCATCAGGTGACATTTGAGCTAATTTCATTCCAATACCTGAGGATTTAAGTAGTTCCTCATAAGTATCATCTACATTTATTGTTGTAAAATCTGAAGGGACTAATTTAGAAGATATATAGGATTTTCCTGATCCTGCTGGGCCAGCCATAAAAATAGCTTTTGGTGTTCCTTCTATTTCTTTTAATAAAGAGATCAGTCCAATCATGGATATAGTTTGCCATAAATATATGGAAAACAGGTTAGGATTCCAAATCTCTCTTTACTGTAGTTTTGAATTCTGTGAATGTAGGAGCATCCTGAGGATTTTCAATATCAAACAAACGTCTAACCATTTTAAATATTTCTAGGTTTTCCTCTTGTGAACGTTCAGGCATAACTACTTCCCATCCTTTACCAGTCATTTTTTCTTTATTAAGTCTACGTTTGGAAGATTTTAACCAAAGGATACCATAGTTTTCTATATCTACTCCATAACATTCTTTATAACATTGTCCATAAACACAAGTTTGTAATTCATAAGTATTATGCATCATGTTGGAGGTTTTAACATCTAACAACCAAAGTTTACCATCAATTTCACAAACCAAATCACAGGTACCTGCTACTTTTAATTCATCTGAAAATAAATGAACTTCAGTTTCAATTAATTTAGGTTTATATGTTTCCCAAAATTCAACAAAACGCAAAAACATTTGCCAAAGGTCTGTATCGTATTGAGGATCGCCCCATTTGTTTAGGAAATTTAATTCTTCTCCATTTAAATATTTTTCAACCATTTCGTGAACTTTGGTTCCATCTTCGGCTGCTCTTTTAACAATGTAATCAGCAGAACGACCCATGTTTTTAAGCCATTCTTCAAATTGTTTTCCTTTAGGATAATAACCTAAAACATAGGTTACTGAGGGATAATACTGGCCATTTCGTCTATAATATCTAGCGTCAGGGAGTGTTACTTGTTTGTGGTCGTCCGAAATTTCTAAAATTCGGTTGTAGGTGTGTTTGATTTTTGTCATAAAAATAATTTTTTCTCAAGTAAACCTGAGAGTGTTAGGGGATAAGTTTCTGTAATTAGATTAATGAAATTTTCAAAACCCATTTCGCTTGGGTCTTTATCTTTCATATCTACTAAATACACTTCCTTACCTTCATTCATTAGTTGTTCACAAAATGATAAAGCTTGTTTTTGAGCATCTTTATCAAGTGCTATATATATTTTATCAACAGAAGACATTACTATCTTCTTCATTAGTTTTGATTGTATATTTTTGCCTAATAACGGAATTACATTCCTTTTAATGGCTATTGCGTCAAATGGTCCTTCGCACAATATAAACGGTATATCCCAGTTTATAAACAACTCAAATGGTATGATGTCGCGAGATACTGATGGGTTTTTATATTTTATTTTAGCATCTTTTTCAAACGAACGACCTGTAAAATAATTTAATCTACCTTCACCATCATATGAGGGAATAATAACCATGTTTTTGTATGGTCCTGATTCGCAATAACCAATATTGTATTTTAAAATATCTTCCTCTGTAATATTTCTAGATTTTAAATATGCTAAAGCATGTCTTCCTATAATGTTGGTTGAGGAAATATTTTTAAATGTTTTAAATTCTTTAGGTAAATTTACTGTCTCGGATACAACTACTTCTTTTTCGGCTGTTTCAGTTTTAACAAGTGCTCTTAGTTCCTCCATTGTTTTTGGAGAGGCACTAACTTGTTTAAATATTTGAGATAATCTTTTACCTCTTTTATCACAAACCCAACAATGCCAAGGATTTTCTCCTTTTTTGTTTTCGGTAAAATTAATTTCTAATTTAGGTTTATGGTGGTTACAAAACGGGCAATGATAAGCAAAATTACCTCTTGCTGTTTGTTTTCCTGTTCCTAAAACCGAATTTGCTAATGCTATCAAAGGTTGATTCAGCATAACCACAATATAAAAAAGAAAGCTTGTGTGACCAAGCTTAACTTTAAAATTTTTTTATTTTTAAATTTTTTTCTTTTATTATATTATCTGGGATTTCGGATAGTGCTTTTTCTGCTTTTTCTTTTGTAGGGTATAAATTAGACTGTGATTTATATTTAGCAAACTTTATGTAATCTTTTGCTCCGGCATACCACTCCTTATCATTTGTTATAATAAATCCATCTTTATCTTCATTTATTAGATTTTTAAATTCAGATTCATTAGTTGATGATATTGGTAGTGTTATATCCATTGTTTGTGGAAATATATTATGTGTACCTGCCGGTTTGTCAAATGGTGCGGTTTTCTTACCGACATTTTTTATAAATTTAGCTTGTTTATTATTTACCTTTTCCCACATTTGACCATTCTCTCCAAATCTTAAAAATTTTTGACCTATTTGTATGTCTTTAAACTTTGTATTTGGAGATTCTTCTAATTGACTGCTTTTAGTTAATTTATTTTCTACTAAGTATTTTTTTAAATCGAAATTATTCATGTTTTTGTTTTGTTATAAATATATGAAAGAAAAATTAGGATTCCAAATCCTTATATCGAAAAACAAAACCCTTAATATGAATTATATTACCTTTTAAAACTTCACATATATTACCTTTATTTAGATTTAAAACTTCACTTGCCTCTGATAATGATTTGAATTCTATTCCAAATAAAGTATCACAAATAATAGGTTTTAATCCTTTACCTATTTTACCTTGAGTAATTTTTTTACTTATTTCTTCTTTTTTATTACTCCATACTTCTTTCATCATTATAGAAAGATTATCTTTATGTTCTTGAGTTCTTTCATAAGATAAACCACAACCATTTTCTTTTAAAAATATACTATGTTCAGGTCGTTTTTTTCCAGTCCATGAAGGTTTTGATGCTAATTTAATATTTAATCCTTTAATATGACTATTAAAAAATTTTATATAAAATTCTTCTTTTTCATTTAATTGGTATGTATTACATTCTTCTAAGATTTCAAATATATGATTTTCAACACCATATTTTTGAAAAGAATTATAAAGTTTAATAGATTGAGAACATTGAATTTTTTTATATTCTTTAAAACGTCTATCTATATTAATAGATTGTCCAATATAAATTTTACCTTTAGGGTTTGTAATTTTATAAATACCTATCATCGATGATAAATATTAAAAAATTTACCGAGAATATGATTAAAGAAAATCCTTTGTGAAAAAACGGCCTTGGATATTATCATTTATCCATTTGTCAGGATTTTCTAATACACCGTTTATAAATAAAAACTTACATTCGTAGTAAGTCAGAAGTTTTTTATTAGGAACCAATTGTAAAATCTCACGAGTAAATTCCTCTTGTTTACCATCCTTAATGAGTTCTAAAATTGGTTTAGCAGATCCATAATAGGTCTTCCAGTCCGATTCTTTTACTACCACCTTTGTGGTTGACTTCCTGCCTGGGCCTGTTTGTTCTGCTAGTTCCTTTTTTGTTAATTTTTTCTTTACATTGTGATATAATACCTTTTTACCAATGTAAGAAATTCCACTTGGTTTATGAGTTACTATGTAAATAAAACCAAAGGTGTCTTGAGGAAAATCCTCAATATTTTGTATAACTTTTTCGTTGTATAACCACATATTAAAAATCTATATTTACTAAAATTGTTGTGTCTGTTATTGGGGATA